GCGACATAAAGAACGCCAGTACCGATTAGAACATCAGATATAGATCCTGATGTATTATATGATGTTGTTGACATACAATACCCTTCTACTCTTGTTACTTATACTTAATATGTTTGCAAACATATCTTTATTCTTCCTCTGAGGCATACCACTCGTCAGAACTGTCAGGCTTTTCAACAAACTCATCTACAATATTGTCTATTGTAATTTCGGATTCAACAACTGGTTTGACTTCCCAATTTTGATCTTCTGTGATAAATCTAGGTATGCTTAGATCTTTCCACAAACGACCTTTTGAGTCTTTAAGTCTTTTCCAATTAGTTTGACTAACTTCTTCCCATTTATTCTTAGTAAATGTTATGCCTGTTTCGGCATCACCGATTGCATCGCTAGGATACATCGGATTAACTTTAACTTTAATTTTCTTATTGGCCATAATTTACCTCTGAGATAATATTAGAGGATTATTATGTAGATTAGTGTTATTCGGAGTATCTGTATGTCATAGTGACACCGACATTAAAATTAGCTACTAAAACTTCTGACTCTTCTATTCTTACTGGTGCATTAGTAATTTCAAATCCATATATTTTTGCTTTAGTACCACCAGTTGTTGTGACATATGAACTGCCTACTTTAAATAATGCTTGATATATTGTTTGCGCTAAATTTGATGCTGTAGCGTAATCTGGTTCTGCTTTAGAACCATCTGCACCCCAGCGACCTGCAAAACAATCAATTGTTATATCTGCATCGTTTAAAGCTACCTGAGATCCTGGATTTGTTGGAACATTTCCTAAGGCTGTAATAACAACAAAAGGAAGTGTAGGTTCTGACGGCAATCTTGTTGCTACTCTAGTTCCTACAATTGCTGTAATTGATGATTGATCTAATAGCCACTGACGAAATATTATTTCTGGATCAGGTGGCATATTTGCAACTTCTATACCTTGTGTCATAATTTATACTCCTGCTTCATAGCCCATACCTTGTAATAAAGCATAGTCTTCACTTGTAACATTTCTGGCAGATAATTCAAAAGATCCTCTATAACCACCAGTAGGTATTTTAGGTTGTAAATATTTAACTGATAAGGCTGATTGAGGTCTGAACTGATAATTCCAACCATCAAAATGTTTTGTAGCAATTTCTAATCGTTTTGGCAAACTTTTCTTGATACCTTGCAAAACTGCATTACCCCACCAGTAAGGCTTTGAGGCATTTATCCACTGGCTGTTATTGTTAATTCCAAATTTACGAAGATCATAAAATGCACCAGCATAAGTAGTTTTCCACCAATAGGGTGCTAAATCTGCTACATCACCATTGTTACCCTCGCTTGATCCTACAGTTATACTTCCAGTGACAAGTCCTTCTGGATCATCTGTTCTAAACTCTCTTAGATTGATAGACTTAATTAAGTTACCAGATTCAATCGGTGCGTTACCAGTTCCAGCATTTAAACCTACCATGTATGCTTGTATATCAAAAAGCAAATTTACTGGGTTATATTCTGACAAACTAACCCCACTATTTTTATAACTTAACTTTGCCGCAGAATATTGCCCTTGCAATCTTGGTGTTTGCTGTATTGCTTTCTTTGCAGCATTAGTAATCTCGTAACCATTTATGTAAGCCTGTATTTTGGTTTTTTTGTTGAAATATTGCTGGACTTCTCTACCGACATTTCTACCATAATAATTGTTAGCCATACGAGAAAGAAACCCCATGTTTTGAGGAATAATTGATTGACCAATTTTACCAGCTAATCTACCTGTTACTCTACGACCAGCACGCAAAGTAAATCCCTGACCACCAACAGATAAGGATTTTAAGTCAGATGTTAGACGAGCTGTATTAAGAGCTAATGATCTAATCCCTCTTAGTTCTCTTGAATAAACATTTAAAGATATTAAGTTACCAGCACCAAAAGTAGCTGACGAGGTGTTGTATAAGAAGTTTCTAAACTTGTTAATTCTACTTGGGTTTATCTGTCTTACACCCATTACTTACTCTTTCTTAAAGCGCAAACCTTTATTACTGGATCGTTGTGTCTGTTCTTTCTTACTTGTATTCCTAAAACATCGTAGTATTCAGAGTTAATTACAGCTCTGTGTGAGGTTTTAACATTTACACCTGCTGGAATAAATATTGCAATATCTAATGTCTCAAACTCTCTTCTACCATCCTCTTCCATAGAGGCATTAGATTCAATTCTACATTTTGTTGTAATATCATCTGTCCAGTCAGAGTTATACAATCCTCTTTCATCTACAGTGTTGGTAGAGACTGATTGGAATACAACAGTTTCTTTTAAATTTGTTTGATAATCATATGACATACCACTACTTTAGTAGCCAGATTTAATTTTCTAGTTTTTTCCTTAGTTCCTCTAGCTTAGATCTTCTATCATTAACTTGATCTAACTTTGCATCTAAAACATGTTCTTCAGTATTTACGCATACTGGAAATGTTTTACAATGTTTTGAATAACCATCAACATACTTAGAATTTCTTTTAAAATTTTCTATTGTAGTATTTTCACCACAACCTTGACATTGTTTTTCAGTAGGATTCATTTTTTGATTATAGGCGTATTGTTGTGCCTCTAAAACAGCAAGATAAATGGAAGGATCTTCTTGATACCAACTAACAAATTTTTCATAACCTATTGGTAAATCAGCATAAGTAATACGCCTAGTGAGTGTATATTCACCTGATCTTATTCTTTCAACAACTTGTCTAGATATCTTATAATCTATTTCCGATATTTTAGGAAAACCAGCTTGATCTCTTAATTGTCTTACTCTTTCATGAGAACAATCCCATTCTTTTGCCCATTCGCTTAAACGCTTATATGGATCAGCTTTAAATAAATTATGTGCCTCTTCAACGCTAGGTAATCTTCTACTCGGCATTTTTCCTCCTCTTTCTAGTTAATCCTCGTTCCTTACGAATTTTTCTGCGTTCCCTCTCACTTAGTCCACCCCATATGCCAAACTTTTCTGCATTGACTATAGCGTATTCTAAACAATGTTCTTGAGCAATACAGGAATTACATAATTCTTTTGCTTTTCTTGTGCTTGCACCTCGTTCAGGAAAAAAGATATCAGGATCAGCGTCTTTGCAGTTAGCATCATCTTGCCACCACAATTCTTGTAATCTAAGAAGATTACTTAAGGATTCCTTCTTATATTCCATTCCTCACCTGCAATAATCTCACCAAATTTTCTGTTAATATAGCTTTCCATATCAACTCTCTCTCTCGTGTAGTTATTCAGATGAATAGACATTAAACCATGAAAGTTTAAAAATCCTATTAGGTACACCAAATTTGCCAGATCCACTAAACGAAGACCTGTTTTTTATATGGTTGTAAAAGGAGTTTGTCTGATTGCTTGAGTATCTCGCCATCAAAATATGCCAACGGATCAGCAAATTTTACTGCAAGATCTCCAATGCGTTCTTCTGTTATATTTGTCATCGTAGCCCCATTCGTAGAGTCACTTAAGTGTGATTCCACTACGCCTACTTTAGCTTGACTACCCAAGTTTAAAGCAGACATGACAATTCTTGCAGAAACTCTTGCACTTGTAAATTTTATATCGTCAGGAATTGTTGAATATCCAGCATTGTAAACTACTGTTATGTTTTTAGGTTTAGCCCCTGACCAGCGACCTTTTACTCTTTCGACACGACCATTAGAGTGAAACACAAACTCACTTTCGTTTCCCTCAGACAAAACATTTCCATCTTCAGTAATAGAGGTAATAGAATTTACAGGCATGTGCTTTAAAGAGATCTCTTTGATATTATCGCCAAATAAGACTTCTGTATGATCCGAGGCTTCAATGCTGTAACCTAAGTAGGTTTTGATAACTTGATCTGCAAATGGAATAATATTATTTGTTATAGAAGTTTGTAATGTTGAACTAAAATCTAGTTGAACAATAGCCTCAACATCGTTATAAGAACAAAGAGCCATTTAGGATCTCCTTACTTATTTTCAGATGGTTTAACTGCTTTGGTTTCTACTTTTTTCTTTGGTGCTGCTTTTTTCTTGGCTGGAGCTTTTTTAGCTACTTTCCAACCCTTTTCTTTTAACCAGCTTTCTGGATATGTTTTACCAGCTCCACCGATTTTAGAAGCATTTGACTTAGGTAGATCAGCTTTAGATCCTTCAAATAAAGAACCATCACCTAACTCCCAAAGATCTTTTTCGAGTTTAATAAATTTCTCTGACATAATGATTTAATCCTAACTTATTATTTGCCTTTTTTAGGTCTTTTACCTTTAGGTTTTTTCTTGGGTTTATTATGATACGGCATAATATCCTTTCTATAAAATATGGGGGCTATTACTAACCCCCATAAATTAATACTAAATGCTATTAAGCACTTGTGATTTTGTGGAACGCTGCTTGTCTATAAACAGGGAAACCAACACGCATTGTAGCTCT